CGACTTTTTTTACGTCATCGGATGCCCCGCTATTATAGTTATCAATAATAACGGCTGCATCATCTAACAAAGTGGTGCAAATAGCCTGCTCACTATCAGACAACTCTCTTGTCATACGAGCCTGAACGTCTTCATAAGTTGCATAAGCCATTTAATCACCTCATTTCTTTTTGGATGTTCTTTTGAAAATTTTCACCTCTTTTACAGGTTCAACAGGTTTCTCTTCAACATCCTCAACCGTTGGCTCCTCAATAGGCTTTTTTGCGCTAGGCGCAGCGGCCAGCCTATGACCAGCCGCCAAATATTCATCCTTGCGCTCATCCGCTACCCACATAGGAGTATTGGTTGTTTTATTGATGAGTTTTATCATCAAGTTGTTGCATCAGTAAGAGCATTGAATACAGAAGTATCAGCACGGAAACCAACTTCGATCTCTGCTCTAACTGCAAACATATTCTGCTGGAAGAGGTTGATTGTGGTTGCGCTCTCACCTGTACCAACTGCAAGAGTTGCATCAGATGAGTAGTCGATCTTAACACCCTCAACTGTTCCATACATTGCCTGTGACCAGTCACCAACGAAGCCAACCTTGTTAGGAGCAGGTGATGTTCCAGCTACATAAGCGCCCTTAGACTGAACAGTCTTAGCACCAAGTACCATAGGAACAGCGCCCTCAGCTACAGAGTTGATGAACAGAGGTCTGTCGTTTCCATCAACAGCACCAAGAAGGATGCTCTTGCCCTGGGGAGCAAGTACAACACCGTTCATGATTCCGCCATGAGCTGCAATGTCACCATCAGCTGCAACAAGTCCGCTGTAAGTAAGCGTGCCGCCGATTGCCTGTGCTGTTACGGAGCCGAATGTATCAAAATCCGATCCAGGAGCGGAGCCGTTTCCGAATACAGTTGCATCAAACTTCTGTGCAAGTGCAAGGGGGAGTCTCTCAACGATTGCATCATAAAGAGAAGCAACGTCACGTCTGAACTCGTTTGAGAAAGGAACGATTACAGCGAGCTTGTATGCTCTCATAACCTTGGTTGCAAGTCCGGGATCAGAAACAGGCTTTGCTCCTGTCTCACCAACCCAAGCGGCCTCGGGATCGGATGTGATAACGTTAATGGCTGCTCCTCTTCCAGGGAGTGCGATCTGTCTTGCCAGCTGCATGATTGCAGATGACTCCTGAGTTTTCTGAAGGATCTCTCTTGCTACATCAACAGGGAGATCAATACTTGTTCTGTTTGTAGGTACACCAGTTACTGCCATAGTTTTTTCCTCCTAAAATTTTTAATGAAATGCTTTTTCAGCCCAATCAGCAAATTGCTGTTTTGTGCCGCCTTTTACTACGTTCTGGACTTCTCCTCCATCCTTAAGGACCGGGTACGCATTTGGATTAGCGTATGCGTTGATTGCTTTCGCCTGCTCAACACAAGCCTCCTCAGTCTCACCTGTCAAAAGGTGCTCGGGGATGCCCTCTTCCTTTGCAACTTTCGCTCTTATGGCTCTTACCTCCTCAGCTTTCTTAAGTGCGTTAAGCTCTTTTTCCAGCTTCTCAGCTTTCTCCGTTGCCTTCTGAAGCTCTGTCTTTGATGCCGCCTCAAGTTCGTCATACTTAGCGGCTTTTTCCTTAAGCTCTGCAAAGCCCTCGTACTTCTGGCGCTCTCTTGCAAGCCTGTCGGCCACAACTTTGTCCAGCTCTGCCTGAGTGAAGTGTCTCTCTTCAACGGGTGCCTCATTCTCGATAGTTGCATTAGTTTCCTGATTCACAGTTTCTGACATATTCAATTCCCTCCAATGAGTGTTTTCCTCGTTTATGGCACGAGTTGCCAATAAAAAAGCACCCCTGTGACAGGATGCTTAATTTATCTTTATGATGTCTTTTTCTCGAATTGGTCGTTCACACTCTTCAATGTAGTACAAGACCTCTTCCTTGGAGACGGATGTTTTCACAATTTCAATTTTTCGAATGGTTCCAACAAGTAGAATCTTGTCTCCTATTTCATGCTTTACTTTCATACATCGACCTCTTCCGCTTCTGAACTGTTCAGCCGTTCTTGACGTTCTGCGTAGTTCATTCGCTTATTGGCATTTATTTCTTCTTTGTTCTTTGCGTAGGCTTCTCGCCTCAATGCGTTTATGCGGTTCTTAGGAGTCATTTTCTGCCCCTCTTCCACCGGGGCATCATCATACATTTCTTTGTACTTGCTCGGATCATAGCTCTTGTAATTGGTCCGCTCGTTGAACCTAATAGCATACTCGCAATCACAATTGCTGTGGATGTGTTCAGCGTGTCCGCCTTTGATGGCATCTCTGGAGGCCCTTTGCCATCCACGAGAGGCAAGAGCAATACAAAAAGCACAGGTGTCTCCGCTTGGAATCCATGCGAACTCTGCACCATCACGGAGGGCATTGTTCAAGGTTGTATCTGCTCCTGTGCGTTTAACAAGTCGCCCTATGCTGGAGGATGTCAGCTCGGTGTTCTTATACTTTGCCGTTCCGTTTATAGCTTTGGCTACATCTCCATAGCTTGCAACCTCAGCAGGCATGGCAGGCTCAAGGAACAGCCCAGAAGCAAGACCAACTGCGTCATACATCTCGCAAGCAAGGGCGGCGGCACCTTCTCCATATATTGTTGAGATGCCGTAAGCATAATCAATCAAAGCCTTCATGTGAGCCTGATTGCTATATGAAAAGCTTTGAAAATTAGCAATAAAGTTTGCGATCTTCTTTGTAGCTTCTCCATCAAGCTGAGATAGCTTCTTTACATATTTAGCCCATGCGCTTGCTGATACTTCCATTACTCTGTTTCCTCATCAGTCAGCGATCCAACGACCTCAAGGCCTCGCTGCCTCTGCTCCTGTGCTTTTATCCTTCTGACGCTGGCTTTATCAAATCCAATCATCTCTAAGAATGTGTCAGTGCTTGCAAACTCAGGGCGAGACGATGCAATCTTGATGGCTGCGTCTGCTGTCATGGCAATTGATGGCATTGACGGATTCTTAAAGTGTGCGACAACATCCTTCTGATCCTCGCTGAGGTCATCAAAAGAAATATTATTTGCGATAGCTGTTGCCATAAGTGCTATGTTCCTGAGTGCGTCACCGTTTCCAATGTTAAGCTGTTCAGCCATAGCGATAAGAGTCTGACTTTGTGCCAGTATTGCATCAGAGCTGGTCGGGTTTGCTTCATTCACAACACCTGTGTCCGTAACACTTAGCCCTGTCGCAGCGCTGAACTGTGTGGCAAGTATTCGGATCATTTCAACATGAGGGGAAAGACTGCCTTGCGGCAACTGTCCAAAAGTAGGCTTCTCACCTGTCTCAGGATTGGTTGTAGCAGTAAGAATTGAACCGATATACTGCTTAAACTTCTGATTAACGATTGCATCATACATCTCATCACTAATGCCAAGCAGATACTTCTGAGGACTCGTTGAGAACTCCAAGCCGATTGTTGCATTAGCAATGGTCCGAACATATCCATCAATCAATCGCCTAACAGGTTCTTTTATCCTGGAACGACCAAAGGGCTTATTAGAGGTTGCGTTCCAGATAAGCGGCTCCATGAGAGGGCGGCCCATTTTATGCTTTATTGCTGTTGCAGTCCAGTCCTGCTCAATACGTTTTAAAACATATACTGCATCATCCGTGTAGAAATATATCAGCGAAGGACTCCAGGTTGTTTCTTCTGAATCATCCGGCACAGTATCAATGATGGCAAAGCCACAATCAATGCGACCCTTTTCACCATTCCAAAGGGCAGCCGCCGTCTGTGGCGAATGAAATCTGATCCTGCATCCTACCTCGTTGTCTGCTGAAAGTGTGGCAAAAGTACAACCGTATTTAAGCTCATCTCGGCAAGCCTTAGCATATTCTGCGATGAGGTCATTCTCAATGCAAATCTGATCAAGTTGCGCCACCTCGTTGCCATTAGCACCAACAAATCCGTCAAAAACGGACCTTGCTGCCAATACGTCTACAGTTTTAGCGCCCCATGCACAGCCGATCTCTAACCGTCTCATACCATCAGGCAAAGCCAGTCCAAGATTTACGTCATTGAGGGTAATTTTTCCTTCGTAATACTTATCCTTCTCAATATTCTTGGAATTATGGTAGTTAAAAACGTTAATCAGCTTCTGGAGCCTTTCGATTTCAATAATTGGTAATCCAGCCACGTCAGCCGGAACGATTGAAAGTACCATAATTGTATTCTCCTATTTTCTCATCCGATCCTCATCACCCTGTTGGGGTCTCTTTTGCTGTTTTTAGCGCCCCACAAAGCCAGTGCACATGCTTCGATTGGTGTGGAGTCATCTCCACCAAAACCCCAGCCGCCGCTTATCGATCTTTTTGTGGATGTGACTGCGCTATGTCTCAAATCTTCCTGCTGTGAGTACCAGGTGACAGTCTCTTCGTTTAAACTGTCCATCACAAGACCGACTGCTGCAATAACATCCTTTGCGCTTGGCCTTATGACAGAGCCTTTATACTTCCATGTGTCTGCGATCTTGTCCACCAGAACATCTACACCGTTTTTGCCGTCTATCACCACGCAAGAAGCCTTCTTATATCTTGCGTTAAGCCAATCAGCCAGCCACTTGGTTCCAAGCGCTGTGGGTTTCCTCTCAATCAATGAAATTCTTGCTCGCCCATTGACAGGGATAACAGCTCCACAGATGCAAACTTCTGAGCCATCTGCACTGAACTTGACTCCATAAGCTGTCTTACCTTCTGGCTTAAGCTCATCACTTTTGCATTTATCCCATACACTCTCAGGTATCGCCAAGTCCTTGCGCTCAGTCACGACAGGTGTCCACCAACCCAGCCGTTCTCTCGCAAATGTGTCAGGGTCCATCTGTTCGCTTTCGCCCTCAATGGTTGAGAGGAGTATGCGCCGTCCGAGTGCTGGGTTAGTGTCCGCCCATCTATTTTTATCAGTGACATCACCAATCTTGTCCACAGAGAACTCAAACCACGCTGTTGACTTTGTGCCTCCGTCTAACGCTTTTTTTCGTATTCCACGGAAAACTGTCCCATCAGCATTTGGATCAGGTGGAGTCCCTATATAAATTGTTTGCGGGTTTAGGCTCGCAGAGATGGCAGGAAGAAATGAAGCCTGCTGGTCTGA